TCAGTCGCGGAGAGAGTGGCCGGACAGCACCTGAACAACGGACTGCGCTAGTTCCTCCGTGGGGCGTTCCCCTTGCAGGCGAAGCACCGGCGCGGATTGATCAGCTAACCAGCGCTCATGCTGCGCCTGATTACGCCCCTCGAACAAGGGATCATCATATCGCGATGCCCAATCACGAAATGCGCGGTGGGCTTCATGCATATCGCCGCCGGGAAGAATGCGCGCACCGTGCCGTTCCGCCTCCCGCGCGGCCAACCGCCGCAATCGAATCTCCGTGGGCGTCCAAAGAAAAACGATCAGATCAACGACCTGAATAAGCGCGTCGCCCCAGCCGATGAACGACCCCGTAAGGACCCAACCTTCGGCCTCATTTTGATTCTGCGTGATGAGGCGAACTCGATCCTCGGGCGAGCGCTTGATGCTGTACGGAGGATCGGTTGGCATCCAGTAGAAGTCGTCCACATCGAGATGCGGCACCTCAAGCTGGGTGGCCAAGGCACTCCCCAGCGTGGAAACGCCTGAACACGATGCCCCCATGACATAGATACGCGGGCGTCGGGTCATCACTCCCTCCGAGAAAGCCACATCAGTTCCTCAAGCGCCTAGGCTTGCGGGTGTATTCGTGGGAGTATTTGGTGGGTGGAGCCGCAGATTAAAGTCTTTGATTTCAAAGACTTTTCTGGGGTGGCTGGGGGACCTGGATTCGAACCAGGACTAACGGAGTCAGAGGCCCCGAGCGAGCATTGATTAGATTGCGCCATTCTCCCGAATGCGGAGAAGGCCTATCATGTCGGATCAATGGGTTAGGAGCAATATCCCGAATACTCCTGACGTCATACGGCCCGTTGCCACTCGTTCGACCGGGGCTCGCGCATGAACATTTGCGCAGCCGCCGATGCCCTAAAGCTCGCCATCTCGCAGGCCTCGGGTTCGGAACTGGATCGCCTTTCCGCTGCCGTATGGGAGCAATGGGGCGCCCAGCGTCTGACTGATGATCAGGCGCAAGCCTTGGCCGATCTGGCCTCCCGTCGCCGGGTGCCGAGCGCTTCACCGCGAGCTTCCTCCGTGATGGCGAGTTTGAGCCGGTTCAAGCCGCGCCGACGACAGACGTCTCCGGATCGCGAAGCGTCCAAGCGGCGGCGCCGTGGCTTGGCACGATCGGCGCCCATGCCCGCAGCATTGGCCGCTTGTTTTACAGAGGCTGAGAGCGCTGCCCTGGCAATCGTCGCAGGCGAGGTAAAACATCGCGGTGCATGCGAACTTCCTATTGATCAGATAGCAGCCCTGTCCGGCGTCTGTCGTACCAGTGTGCAGAACGCGCTTCATGAGGCGCGGCGGCTCGGCCTGATCGACATCGCCCATCGACCGCAGAAGGGCCGGAAACATCTTCCGAACCGTATCGAGATTGTGTCGCCTGAGTGGTCGGCATGGATCAAGCGCGGCCCGACGTCTCATCGGCCGATAGGGTCCAAACGTTCGGAACGGTCCAAAAATCTGAACCCCACGAAGAGCCAGAAGCAAAGGAAAGGAGGGCCTTCGAGAAGGATAAAGGAAGACGTGACATCAAACGGAACAAGTAGAGCGCAATCACCACCTGTCAACGGGAGTGCCCTAGCCGCATAAAATGCCACATGCTTCAGACCAGCAACATCGTCGCCTCGACGTCTCTTGCCGAACTGGCGAGAGATGCGGTCTTTGGCACTCCCGATCACGATTGGACCTTCGTCGAAGCCGGCAGTCTGGCTTGGCAGCAATGGTGCGACTTCTGTCGTTCTGAGATTGGCCGAGAGCCTGCTGTCGCCCACGTCTTCGCCCATCTGCCCGGCCGGTCCTTCGGTCGGTATCGCGGGCGCAGCCTGCCGATGGCTCGACCTCCGGGCGCCCCGTCTCTTGACCGCATGCGCATCGCCAGCGGCGAGCGGGAGGATAGCTGACCATGCGAGCCGGGCGCCCACGCAAGACCGACGTTCGCGCCATCGACGCGGGCAAACTCAACCGGGCGGCACGGCTGCAGGACCTGCGGGAGCGGCTGAGGCGGACACAGTTGTCGGTCTCTCGCCTCGAGGCTGAGGTTGCCGCCAACCCTCGCGCCTCCAATGGCAGGGCCAACCTGAACCAGATGAAGCAGGCCGTGGTGATCCTCGAGCACGAGATCATGAAGGTGGAAGCGCGTGGATAGCTGCTCACCGCGCGTACCCCGGGGTGGTCGTGAACTTCCGGGACCCGGCCGGGACCGGCGGGGGTAGCTTCGCGCGCGATACGGGCCAATTAGGATTTTTACTTTATTTATCAGTTAGATAGGCAGAGGTTGTAAGTGCTTCAGCGGCTCTCAGGATGGTTCAGGACGACGAAGAGCTTGTCCGCTCCCGATGCGGAGCTGCAGGCGGTCTTCGGCGCGCTGCCCTCCGGCCTCGGCGTCGGAACTGCCCAGGCGCTGACCGTGCCGGCGGTTCAGTCCGCGATCCGGCTCTTGAGCGAAGCCAGCGCATGCCTTGATCTTCGCGTCGAGCGCCGCGTCGGCGGTGCCTGGATCGAGGCGCCGGAGCACCCGGCCGCTGCTCTCCTCGGCAGCCAGCCGAACGACTGGCAAAGCAGCTATGAGCTGATCCGTGATATGGTGGCGGCGGCGCTGATCACCGACAAGGGCTCGCTCGCCCTGGCGAATAAAGTGGACGGCCGGACGATCGAGCTGGTGCGCTATGAGCCCGGTCACTTCACGGTCGATTATTCCGGCGATGGTCGGCTGGAGCCCAGCTATCGCATCAACAACACGCCCGTGTCGGCGGACGACGTGGTGCATCTGCGCTCCCCATTCGCCCGTTGCCCTCTCAGCCTTGCCGCCGACGCCATCGGCGTGGCGAAGACGCTGGAGGAGCACGCTGGCCGGCTGTTCAAGAACGGTGCCCGGCCCTCGGGTGTCCTGTCGCTGAAGGATCGTGTCACGCCGGAGGCGCTCAAGCGCATTCGCGAGGCGTGGGCGATCGCGCATGGCAACGGCAAGTCCGGCGGCACCGCCATCGTCGAAGGCGGGGCGGAATATGCCCAGCTCACCATGCTCTCGACCGATGGGCAGTTCTTGGAGAACAGGACGTTCCAGCTTCAGGAGATCGCCCGCGCTTTCCGAGTTCCGCCGACGATGATCTACGAGCTTTCGCGAGGTACTTTCAGTACAACGGAAGCTCTCGGACGTGATTTTCTTGTGTTCAGCTTGGACCCTTGGCTGCAGGCGCTTGAGGGTGCGCTGCGCCGAGCGCTGTTCGCCGCCGGTGAACGCCGCGAATACAGGGTGAAGTTCGACAGGGATGATTTGACGAGGGCAAGCCTGACCGAACGCGCCACGGCCATCGCCTCGCTGATCGCCTCTCGGGTGCTCAATCCGAATGAGGGCCGTTCCTGGCTGGACCTGCCGCCCCGCGAGGGCGGCGAGGAGTACGCCAACCCGAACACTGGCAGCAACCAGCCCGGCGGACAGATCGGCGCCGCTGCTCCGCCTCCCACACCCGACCAGCGCGAGGATGACGCCTGATGGACAACGTCATTCATCTGCACCCCCGAGCGGAACTCGACGGGGGCGTCATCACAGGCGGCGGCCCGGACGCGGGAACGCCCTGGTTCTTCATCGAGTACTGCGGCCTGACCGTCTGGGACGGCCTTTCCTATGAGGATGGCGTCAGCGTCCTTGCGGATCTCTGCCGCGACGGTGTGCGCACCGTCGATCTCGTGGGGAGGTCTCACTGATGGAGCACGCCTTCATCGAGACCAAGGTCATCGCCGACAATGCCGGCACCATCACCGGCCTGGCGTGGAAGTTCGGCACGCCCGATCGCGTCGGCGACATGATCGAGCCGGGCGCCTTCAAGGGCATGAAGCTGCCGATTCCGATGCTGTTCGGCCACGACATGAACGATCCCGTCGGCGTGTGGACCGAAGCCCAGGAGACCGGCGCCGGCCTCGCCCTGAAGGGCCGCATGCTGGTGGAGGACGTTCCCCGCGCTCGCGAGGTCCGCGCCCTGGTGATGGCCGGCGCCGTCGGCGGCCTCTCAATCGGCTTCGTCACCAAGAAGGCGGTGGCACGCAGCGGCGGCGGCCGCACCATCAAGTCGCTTGAGCTTTTCGAGGTGTCGCTTGTCACGGCGCCCATGCACCCCGGCGCGCGGATTACCGGCGCCAAATCCGCGGCGGACGCCTTCCGGCTCGCCGAAGCACTCCGCCGCGCCGATGCGGCTCTCCGAGGAAACTGAAAGATGAAGCATACCTGCCTGCACGCGCTGGCGCCCGGCGCACTGGAACTGAAGGGCGAGAACGACGATCCGAACGAGATCGTCACCAAAGCGCTCGGCGACCTGACGAAGACCGTCACCGATGGCCAGAAGGCGCTCGGCGATCGCATCGCCGCGCTGGAGGGCAAGGGCACCAAGCCGGACGACAAGAAGGACGACCCGGCCGCGAAGCTCGTCGAGCGCCTGGACAAAATCGAGGCGAAGGTGAACCGCCCGAACGGCACCGACACCAAGGGCGAGCCGACCGTCGAGCAGAAGGCCTTCGCCTCCTACCTGCGCTTCGGCAATCAGGCCCCGGCCGAGGAGCTGAAGACCCTCACTGTCAGTTCGGACCCTCAGGGCGGCTATTTCGCCCCGGCGGAGATGAGCACCGAATTCCTGCGCAACCTGGTCGAGTTCTCGCCGGTTCGCAGCGTCGCCAGCGTGCGCTCGACGGGCGCGCCGAGCGTGATCTACCCGACCCGAAGCTCGATCACGGCCGCCCGATGGAAGGGCGAGACGCAGGCGCAGGAGGGCAGCGAGCCGACCTTCGGACAGGCCGAAGTCGTGGTGAAGGAGATCGGCACCTATGTCGATATTTCCAACCAGCTCATCGCCGACAGCGCGGGCAACGTCGAATCCGAAGTGAACCTCGCCCTCTCCGAGGACTTCGGCCAGAAGGAAGCCCTGGCCTTCGTGTCGGGTAGCGGCGTGCTGGAGCCGGAAGGCTTCATGACCGCCGCTGGCATCGGCGAGACGGTCAACGGCCACGCGACCAACCTCTCGGCCGATGCGCTGATCACGCTCCTCTACGCCCTGCCTGCGACCTACCGCAATTCCGGCGCGTGGGCGATGAACGGCACCACGCTCGCGGCCATCCGCAAGTTGAAGGACGGACAGTCCAACTATCTCTGGCAGCCCAGCTATCAGGCCGGCCAGCCCGAGACGATCCTCGGTCGCCCCGTGCTCGAGATGATCGACATGCCCGACGTGGCCTCGGGAACCTTCCCCATCATCTACGGCGACTTCAGCGGCTACCGGATCGTCGACCGCATCAGCCTCACGATCCTGATGAACCCGTTCCTGCTCGCGACCAACGGCCTCACCCGCTACCACGCGACCCGTCGCGTCGGCGGCCGGGTGCTCCAGCCGGCCAAGTTCCGCAAGCTCAAGATGGCCGTTTCCTGAGGAGGGACCCATGCGCGACATCATCTCGAACATCGCCGTCGTCGAAGCCATCCCGCCCGCCGCCTACGCGGCGGACAACACCCCGGCGGCGATCGACATCAAGGGGTTCGACGCCGCCATGCTGGCGATCCACGTCGGCGTCGGCGGCATCACATTCAGCGGCACGAACAAGATCGAGTTCAAGCTGACTCACAGCGATGACGACTCTACCTATTCGGCCGTCACCATCGACGACGTGCAGGGCATCGCCAGCGTCGGCACCGGCGGCATCGTCAAGTCGCTGATCGCCGCGCACGCGGCGCCCACGATCACCCGCGTCGGCTATGTCGGCAACAAGCGGTACCTGAAGCTGCTGGCGGACTTCTCCGGCACCCACGGCACCGCGACGCCGTTCTCCGCCTCTGTCGTCAAGGGCCACGCCGCCGACAGGCCGGTGGCGTGATGTGGGGGTACGGTCAATGGACCTGAGCACCTTCGCACCCACGCCGACCAGCTTCCCGCGCCGGGGGCGGGCGATCACGCCGAGCAACACGACCGATCTCCCCTTCCCGGCCAAGGCCGTCATCGTCGTTGTGGCCGGCAATGTGGTGGTGCTTCCGATCGAGAACCCGGACAACGAGCCCATTACTTTCACGGGCTGCGAGATGGGTTTCGTCGTGCCGTATCAGGTCCGCCGCGTGCTCGCGACTGGAACCACGGCAACCGTCTACACGGCGGAGAGCTGAACATGCCGGTGCGCGCGCCCCGAATCTGCGGCTGTGGCTTCCGGATCGCGTCAGGGCAGCAATGCTCGTGCGAACGGCGGCGCGCGGCAGAGCGGAATGCGCGCGCCGAAGCGCAGCGACCCTCTGCCCGCGAGCGCGGCTATGACAGCAAATGGGACCGCGAGCGTGAGGTTTACCTGAAGGCGCACACGACCTGCGCACGGCCTGGCTGTCGTGCCCCCGCGACGGTGGTCGACCACATCATCCCGCACCGTGGCGACCGCAAGCTCTTCTGGTCGCGCTCCAACTGGCAGCCGATGTGCCGCTCCTGTCACAGCCGGGTGAAGCAGGCCGAGGAGAAGCGCCATGGATACGTCTGACATCGTCAGCCTCGCCGAGATCAAGGCGCACCTGAACATCACCGACAACGACGACGACACGTTGCTGACGGATGCGCTGGAAGCAGCCCGGCGTCATGTCGAGGCCTGGTGCGGCTCGTTCGACGAGATCGAGGGCGCCGCGCCGCAGGATCTTGTCGAGGCGCTGAAGCAGCTCGCCGGGCACTTCTATGAGAACCGCGAGGCAACTTTCACGGGTCAGGGCTCCGTGAGCGAGGTGCCTTTCGGGTTTCACGACCTGATCGGTCCGCATCGGAAATGGGAGTTCTGACCATGAGCGCCCAACGCGATCGTCTCCGCCGCAGGCTTAAGGCTATCCCGGCAGCCACCATCGCGGCGACTGCGCCAGCACTGCGCAAGGCGGCCGATCAGATGGCCGACACGATGCTCCAGTTCGTGCCCGTCGATACGGGCGAGCTGGCGGAGTCGATCACCGTCACCCCGGCCGGGCATACGACGCCGCCCTATTCCCAGCCGGGCGGCTCCATGTCGGTGCCGGCGAACGCGGTGGCCGTGACGGTCGGCAACGCCGATGTCCGATATGGCCACCTCGTCGAATACGGGACGACCAAGGCCCCGCCGGATCCCTTCTTCTGGCCGGCGGTGAGGCTCCACCGGAAGAAGGCCACCAGCAGCATCAAGCGCGCCGTCGCGAAGGCGGTGCGGTCCACCAAGGCATGAGGAGTTCGTCATGACCATTGCATCCGCCGCAGGCGCGAAGATCTACATCGGCACCACGGTGCCCGCGTCAAACGAGACCGCTTTCGCCGCCGACATCTATGTCGAGATCAAGGAGATCGAGGACCTTGGCGAGCTCGGCGATGAGAGCGAGGCCATCAACTTCGCCAGTCTCGGGGATGCCCGCGTCAGGAAGCTGAAGGGCGCGAGGGACGCCGGCACGCTCGTGCTTGTCGTCGGCCGCGACCCGCTCGACCTGGGCCAGATTGCCGCGAAGGCGGCGGAGAAGACCAGCTTCGAATACAACTTCAAGATCGTCGCAAACGACGCCCCCGACGCCGATCACACCAGTTCGATCTATTACTTCCGGGGTCTCGTGATGTCCGCTCGCGACAATTACGGGCAACAGAACAACGTGGTCCGCACCACGTTCAACATCGGCATCAACACCGCAATTATCGAGGTGCCTGCGGAAGAGGAGGCCTGACATGGACGAGATCGAGATCCAACTCGGTGGCTCCGTCGTCACTCTCCGCCCGACTCTCGGGGCCGCCATGGGCATGAGCAAGAGGCACGGCGGGCTCATGAACGTGCTCGCAGGCCTCGAGCGCTACGACCTCGCGATGGCGGCCGATGTCGTCTCGGCCGGCACGGGAGCCGGAGCGGACCAGCGGCAGGCGATCGAGGAGAAGGTCTTTGCCGCCGGGCTGGCCGGTCTCGTCTCGCCTCTGGTGCGGTTCGTCATCCTGCTGTCGAACGGCGGGCGATCTCCCGAAGAGCCCGAGGAGGCGAAAGGGGTAGAGCGCCCTTTCGCGTGACCTTCGCCGATTACTGCGAGTGGCTTTTCAAGATCGGCACCGGCTGGCTCGGCTGGCCCCCCGCCATCGTTCTCAGCAGCACCATGCGCGAGTTGCGGCTCGCCTATGAGGGCAAGGTTTCCATGCTCAAGGCGATCCATGGCGGAGGGGAAAAGAGCGGTCCGGTGCTGACGTCGGCGCGGGATGTCGCTGGCGTGAGAGCTTTGATGAAGGGCCTTGGCGCCCGGAGGGCGGAGCTGTGACGGATGTCTCCCTGGCGATGCAACAGGCGATCCGCGCGCGCCTGACCGGCGACGCCAGCGTGCTGGCACTGGTGCCGGCGGCGAACATCTTCGACCGTCATTCCCGGCCGGAGCGGTTCCCCTGCATCATCCTCGGCGAAGGTCAGGCAGTGAGGGACAACCTGACACTCGCCGACAATCATGTGCGCCTGTTCTCGACCATCCACGTATGGACGCGAGACGGCGACCTCGTCTCGGCCCGTGCCATCGCCGGGGCGGTCGGGGTGGCGCTTCGGGGCCGGTTCTTCGGCGACCGGGCTGCCGTCCGGGCTCGCTACCGCGACGCGCGCTTCATGCGCGATCCCGATGGTGAGACCGGGCACGGCGTGCTCACCTTCGAGGCGCTGGTCGAGGAGTTCGCGGCATGAGAGCCGGAGCCTTGGACCGAGTGATCGATATCCAGCGATCCACCGAGAGCGTGAACGGCCTCGGCCAGGTGGTGACCGGGTGGAGCACGATCGCGACCATGCGGGCGCAGAAGGTCGAGGCCAGCACGGCGGAGTTCATGCGCGCCTTCGGTGCCAGCACCGAGACGGCCATCGTCTTCCGCATCCGCTTTCTCGACGGCGTCACCCTGGCGGACAGGGTTTCTTATGAGGGAGCCGCCTTCAACCTCATCGAGGTCAAGGAGATCGGACGTCGCAAGGGGCTGGAGCTGCGCTGCACAAGGATCGGCCCGTGAGAGGTCGAAAGCCGTCCTTCGTAGATCCCGGATCCTCGCCGGTGCGCGGCCCGCTCGATCCGCCGGAGTGGCTGTCGCCTGACGCCCGCGCCGAATGGGAGCGCGTGGCGCCGATCCTGATCGAGGAACGCCGCACCCTCACCATGACCGACGTTGCCACCCTGGCGAACTATTGCGTCGCGGTCGGGCGGGCGGCGGAAGCCGAACGGCTCATCACCAGCGAGGGCATGATTTACCACAGCAAGACCGGGCCGAAGAAACATCCGGCCGTCGCGATCTCCTCCGATGCCCAGACGCAGGCACGCCTGCTTGCCGGCGAGCTCGGCCTTACCCCTGTCAGCCGCTCCCGCCCGGCTGCCCGCGGTGCGGCTGATTCCGGACAGGACGACCTCTTTGGAATGGATGGCTGACCATGGCCCGCTCGACCTATCCCGAATGGATCTTCGACGGCAGTGAGATTGCCGACCCGATGGGGCGAGGCGAGCGCGCCGTGCGCTGGCTCCGGATGCTGAAGCACCCGAAGAGCAGCCAGCCCGGCCGGCCGTTCCAGCTCGACCCTTGGCAGGAGCGGATCGTCCGCCGCATCTACGGCCCTCGCCATGTCGACGGCACGCGCATCGTCAAGACGGTGGTGTTGCTGCTGCCGCGCGGCAACCGGAAGACCGCGCTCGCGGCGGCGCTGGCGCTGCTGCACACGATCGGGCCGGAGCGGGTACCGGGGGGCGAGGTGATCTCGGCCGCTGCCGACAGAAAGCAGGCTCGTCTGGCGTTCGCCGAGGCGCTTGGCATCGTCCGCGCTGTGCCGGCGGCCGCTTCCAACACCCGCGTCGTCGACTACCGCAACCGACTGACGTACCCGCGTGACGGCTCGTTCTATGAGGCGATCTCGGCAGATGCCGGCACCCAGCATGGGCGCACGCCCGCCTTCGTGCTCGCCGACGAGTTGCACGCCTGGCCAAAGCGCGAGCTTTGGGACGTGCTGCGCTCCGGCCTGGTTAAGCAGAAGGGTTCACTTCTGGTGGTCGCCACCACGGCCGGTCGGGGGCAGGAAAACGTCGCGTGGGACATCGTTGAGGATGCCCGCCGCGTCGCTCGCGGCGAGATCGACGATCCCTCGATCCTGCCGATCATGTTCGAGGCAGACCGCGATTGCGACTGGACGGACGAAGCCGTGTGGCATCGGGTGAACCCCGGCCTCGCCTATGGCTATCCCGACCTTGAAGGCCTGCGCCAACTCGCCCGCGAGGGGCAGCGCCGCATCGGCGACCGCGAGGCCTTCCGCCAGCTCAACCTCAATATCTGGCTCGACCACTCCGCCGACCCGTTCGTCGATATGGACGTCTATGACGAGGGCGCGGTTCCGGTCTTCCTCGAATCTCTCGAGCTGGCGCCGTGCTGGCTCGGCGTCGACCTCTCCAGCAATCACGACCTCACCGCCGTCGTCGGCGCCTGGCGCGATGAGAAGGGCGGCTATGTGGTCCACCCTTGGTTCTTCTGCCCCGAGGACAACCTTCGCGTCCGTGCCGACCGCGACGGCGTGCCTTATCCGACGTGGGCGGAGCAGGGCTTCATTATTCCGACACCCGGCAACGTCGTCGACTTCCGCGTCGTCGAAGACACGATCCGCGATCTCTGCTCCCGCTATGCGGTGCAGGAGATCGCCTTCGATCCGCACCTCGCCCGCAACATGCTGAACAACCTGCTCGACGATGGCCTGCCGGCTGTCGAGATGCGGCAGGGCTGGGTGACGATGGCGCCCGCCGTCAAGGAGCTGGAGCGCGCCATTGTGGGGCGCCAGCTCACCCATGGCGGCCACCCGGTGCTGCGCTGGTGCTTCGACAACATCGCTGTCCACACCGACAGCGCCGGCAACCGCATGTTCCACAAGGGCAAGAGCCGGGACCGGATCGACGGCGCTGTCGCCTGCGCCATGGCGGTCGCGCGGGCCTCTTCTGAGGGTGGCGGCAGCATTTACGAGAGCGACGACTGGTCCCCCGAACTCATGGTGATGTGAAATGGCAGCGGATGAGGAACGCCTTGTCGTCTTGCTTGAGGCCCGCGTGCGGGACTTCGAGCGCAATTTCGCCCGTGCCCAGCAGACCGCCGACAAGCGGTTCAAGGCGATCGAGGATCGGGCGAAGTCGTCGGCCACCCGGCTGAAGGCGGCCTTCGCCGGCATAGGCGGCGCGGTGTCCGGTGCAGCCGGTGCTCTCGGCGCCGCAGCGGGTATCGGCGGACTGGGGCTGGCGGGTCTTTTCGCCGGCGCGAAGACTGCCGCCGCTGACCTGGCGCAGATCGCCGCCGAAGCTCAAAAGGCCGGTGTCGCTGTAGAGGCCTTCCAAGAGCTTGGCTATGCGGCGCAAGGCGCGCTGGTGAACATCGACGCCCTGACCGATGGCGTGAAAGAGCTGCAGCTTCGTGCGGACGAGTTCATCGTCACCGGGGCGGGCGGCGGTGCGGAGGCTTTCCAGCGGCTCGGCTATACGGCGGACGATCTCAAGACCAAGCTGCAGGATCCGGCGGCCCTGTTCGAGGAGATCATTGAAAAGCTGGGTCGGCTCGACAAGGCCTCGCAGATCCGAATCTCCGATGAGCTTTTCGGCGGAACGGGCGGCGAGCAGTTCGTGCGCCTGCTGTCGCAGGGTAACGGCTACATCGCGAGGATGCGGCAAGAGGCTCGCGACACGGGCAATGTGCTGGATGCCGAGCTGATCCAGCGCGCTGTCGAGATCGACCGGCAGTTCGCGAAGCTGGCGACGACGGTCGGCACGCAGCTTAAGGGCGCCCTGGTCGGTGTCGTGGCGCTGATGCGCGACTTCACCGACATGTTGAACTCCACGGAAACACAGACCTCTGCCACGTTGCAGCGACGAATCGACCTGCTCACCGCTGCGGCCGAAAACATGCGGAAATCGAGCATGGCTTTCGCTCTCGGTGGCGGGGAAGATGGCATCAAACGCCGTGAGGCCGAAGCCGCCGCGCTCCAAGCGCAGCTCGATAGCCGCCCGCCACGGGTAACGGTCAATCCTTCTGGCGTCACCGGCGGTCGGGGGGACCTCTCCAATGTCGGCGAGGCGCATGACCTGGCGAAGGCGTACGACCAGATTGTGCAGTCCGCCGAGGGCCGCATTGCCCAGATGGCAATTGAGCAGCAAGCGCTCGGCCTGACGACTGCCGCTGCCGAGACGCTTCGTGTGAAGCAGGAGCTTCTTGCCGAGGCGCAGCGAGCCGGCATCACTCTCACCGCGGACCAGTCAGCAAAGCTTGAAGAGCTGGCCCAGCGATCGGGCGTGGCGGCGGGGGCATTCGAGCAGGCGGCGCTCTCGCAGGCTCGCCTTCAAGAGACCATGCTGCAGTTTGAAGACATCTCCTATGATGCGGTCTCGGGGTTCGTCAGCGATCTTCGGGCGGGTGTCGACGCTGCCGACGCTCTCCAGAACTCGCTGAACCGCGTTCTCGACACGCTGATCGAGATGGCTCTTCAGGAGAGCATCAAGTCCATCTTCTCCAGCCTTAGCGCGCCCGCCGGCGGGGCCGCCGGCGGAGGTTCGGTCGGCGGCGGGCTAATCAGCAGCATCATCGGCATGGTGGGCTCCGCCTTCGGCTTCGCCGAGGGTGGGTTCACTGGCGCGGGAGGCAAGCACCAACCGGCCGGCGTGGTCCATCGGGGCGAGTACGTCTTCAGCAAAGCGGCAGTCGGCCGGATCGGGGCGGGCAACCTCGATGCTCTTCACAAGGGTTATGCCGAAGGTGGCTATGTGGCGCCCGGCTTTGCTATCCCCCAGCCCGGTATTGGGTCCTCAAATGGCGGCTCGCAAGTCAACGTCACGGTGAACAACTCCGCCGGGGCCAAGGTCGACTTACAGCAGTCGCGCGGGCCGAATGGTGAGACAAACCTCAAGCTCCAGATCGATCGCGCCGTGGAGAGCGCGATGGTCGATCAATTCCAAGGCCGTGGCCGCGCTGCCAGAGTATTCGAGAGCGCCTACGGCGTCCGCAGGTCGACCGCGTGAGCCGGCGCGCACCTCAGCGGCACCGTCTGAACCGCGATCGGGAGAAGGTTGTCCGCGAGAGGATTGCCGCTCTCATGACCAAGGCGGAACCGACGCCCTTTGCCGCTGAAGGTCCCTGCCGGGCTGGCGTCCGCTCCGCTCTCTGCCTTCAGGGCTGGCCTTGGCACGATGCCGATCGTGCGGCCTCCGAGGTGGTGGGAGCGGCCCTCAGGATCGTGGGCACGGTGCGCCCGACTTGGCAACAGGGCCAGCCGGAATGGACGCAGGACGGCATCATGGCTGTCGAATACGTGTGTTGCCGCAACTGCTCCCGGCCGCTTGAGGCGGGTCACTACAAGTTTTGCAGCAGCACCTGCCTTCAGGCTTACCGATGGAGACACGATGGGAGGTGGTTGGATGAACATTACCTCGCACAGCGCGCCGCAGCTAAAGCAGCACGGCTGGAGCGGCGGCCCATCTTCGCCTGCGAGCATTGCGGAACAGGCTTCAAATCCAAGTATGACCGCCAGAAATTCTGCTGCGCATCCTGTGCCCAGCTTGCCCAGAAGGTCTACTGCGCCAGTGTGTCTTGAGGCGCTGGCCGGTGAAGTCTGCCTTCGCTGCGGGAAGCCCTTCGAGCCCCGCGCCACCAATCATCTTTTCTGTTCGAAAGTGTGCCAGGCGGAAGCTCACAGCGGCTTGCCCGTGGTCCTGCCGTCCACCGATCTAGGCAGGTTTCCGGAGGCAAGCTGCGCCTGGTGCGGCGGCAGCTTCCTGCTTAGGAAGGAGGACCAGAAATATTGCAGCCGGCGTTGCAACGCCACGGCGTTGCGAGATCGGGCTATCAAGAAAAGGCACGCCCAACTGGCGGCGCAACTAAGGTGTGTCGATTGTGGAGGGGCGCTGTCTCGCCCGACGCGAAAGAGCTGCAAGCGTTGCCCGGCCTGCAATGATCGGCACTGGAGGGCTTACCGCATCGAATACTGCCGTCGGTGGCGCGGGGCGCAGCGCTCTGTTTGATGCGTTTCAGAGACAGGCGCATCAACTGACGTTGTCGAGCGTGAACGTGTTCTCCGGCTCGCCTTCGGCAATCACAGCATCAAGCGCCTGAATGGCGAGTTGTACCTGCGCTATTTTCTCAAGCCGCTCGTAATTGAAAGCGTGGTGGATCCAATGCGCCTCCTTCCTACGACGTTCTGCCAGCTCTTCACGCAGCTTTTTCAAATCTTCAATCGTTTCAGTCATTTTCTTCCCCGAGTCTTGACCGAGTTTTCTGCAACGTTAGCAGCCCAAGAACCAGTGTCGAGTCAGCGTGTAACCTTCCGCCTCACCAGAGCTCGAACCAATCCGCTGTCGGCAGGCCTGACAGCCGGCGACGGGGGCCTACCCGGCGCGGGTTGTGGCGCCGGGTCGCTGCACGCCTCGATCTACTCGACCGCAGACAACGGTATCCTGAGCAGCCGACCGCCAAGGCGGAAGTGCTTCAGTCGCCCGGCGCGGATCATGTTGCGCACGGTTCGCTCGGAGCACCCCCAGCGCTCGGCGACATGCTTTGGCAGAAGCGGGCGCGGTGGCAGATTCATGCCTTGAACTCCCAGTGACATGGTACGAATTACGTCCGATGTCAGCGGCCCTCCAAGACCTTGCCGTCGACTGCGACGCGCATGGTATGCCCAGCCTCAAACACGCACACAGCAGAACTCAATTTGTCGCCGTGGATGAAGGCCCCCTGGACCTTGCCGTTGTATACGTCGCCTGCAACTCCCAGCGCTGACACCTCTCTGCCGCTGAGATGATATCCCGTCAGTGCCTCGATATGGTGCTCGCACTCCAGCTTGGCGGCGGTCACAGGGTCGATGCCGCGCAGCAACAACCATCCGCAGATGCCGGCGCTGACGACTGCAAGAGTGGTCACATACCGATTGAGCTTCATATCGTCCCCCGGCAGATTGTGTACCACAACACGTGCGGGTTGCATCAGCCCTTGATTTGACGCAACTCCCGCAGGACTTTCTCGTAGGCCTCTGCTGAGTGTTTGGCTTGCAGTGGCGGCCATGCCTTCGGATCATAAGCTTGCCTGGGCCTTGCTGCCCGTGGCTCTCGTGCCGGCGTCTCCGGGGTCGATATCGCCTTCAGCCAGCTGCGAAGAGTGTTCTCGTCAAAGGTCCAGAGCCCGCCGATCTTGGCGGCGCCGGGTAGCTCCCCCTTAGCTGCGAGCGATTGCACAGCGCGGACGGATATCCCGAGGATTCCCGCCGCTTCGTGCGCCCTAACGCGCTCCCGCAAAGCTGGTTGCTGCATCTTCACGCTCCACGCCGGTCAAGCTCGAGGAGCGTGCCCCAACGCGCGCGACCTCGCATCACTCTTGACGGGAGGGGGAGACCATCAAGTCGGCTCTGCCGCGCGGGCAAATCGAGATAGCGTCTAAGCCTATCTGAGAAATGCCGCGATCAGTCGCTTTAGCTCGACTCTGACGGCTGGCCCAAACTTTTCCCCACGGGGAATGATCTCGACCGGGCGGGGAAGCGCCGGAGGTACGGCCTTCCATTTCCACTCTTGGCGCGACAGCTCCATTTGGGCGAAACAATCATCGTCCGGCACGCTATTGGCTGACCCTTGGTCGAGCCTAGATATTGTGATGGTGGCCGAGGGGTAGACTAGTTGATTTCCGTCCAATCGTCCTAGATCGCTCTTTAATTCGACCTTGCCATTTTGCGGACGAAGGGCGGCATCCGCCTCGTTGACGATTGGCCTCAGTAATTTTGTTAATTCATCATTTGCTTGTTCGATTCGCGTTAGTTCAACTTCCCTTCGGTCTTGTTCGGCCTTCTGTTTTTCGGTCCGCTTTTGCTGATTTGCCTTCATTGTTTCTCTTACAAAGTCGTCAAACTCCGACATATTCTCCTCCAATCCCATTGCATCCTTAGAAGGTGAGCGTGTCGAGATCGGCCTACATCGGCTGAAGCAATGCCACTGCTCTTCGGGTCGAGATAGGGTTGCACGGCCTTCGGCTACCAGCAAGCGCGCGCGTTCGCATCCCTCTTGGCGAGAGGGGCGAAGCAGCGCATAAATGGGATTGGGCGTGACAACCCGGACCTGAGATAGACCGCACCATCCTTTGGCGAGGATGCTGCCGGACCCTTGGCGGGGAACGGCGGCGGTCGAAACGCATCTCCCTTTTCAGGGAGAGCAACGGACGAGCTTGGCGGCTCGGCTCCGAACCGGAACATATTGTCCGGGGTCGGGCGTGCTGTCCAGAGGGGCAACCCTTAAAAGCGTCCGGCCAGTCTCTCAGGCTGGTTGTCACCCCCCGGATGCCGACTCCGTCCGTCGGCACGGCCGTGACAAGCCGAAACCTGAGAACGAACCATGTACCTCGATAGCGCCTATGGCGGCCCTGCGCCGTCACCACGCCGCGATCGCCAAGCGATGTGGCACGACCTCACTGACATCATCGAGCGCGCCATGGCAGCGCTGGACGCCCTGGACGGCGACACCGACCGGGAACCAGATGAAGAATACGAGCACGACGGCGCCGAGCCGGACAGCGACGGCGAGCCGAGCCTCGGCGCCCCGGAAGCCGTCATGGCTGATATGACATGGCGGGGCGCGGACGGCCTGCCGCAGGTCTACCGCATGACCGGCTCGCAAATTGGATGGGCAGCGGGCGCCAGCGACGACGGCGAGGACGGCGACGACAACGGCATAGCCGACGACGGCGGGCTTCGTGAGCAGTGCGGGGACGCAGAATGAACCGGCGCGCCCTTCTCACCGGCGGGAGCGCACTTGCCTTCTGTGCCCTCCCTCAGCCCGCCAGCGCGGTCTGCGCGCTTCCTGCTCCAGAGCACCCCATGATCCGCGCCCGGCGGCTGGCGTGGGAGCTAGCCGACACGATGAACGACTATGAGGGCGGCGAATGGCACGCCGTCGTGCATCCGTCGCGGTCAGTACATCCCGTCGCGTTTTTCATGACGGACCTGCAGCGGACGCCCGAAGAGCGGATCGAGCGCGCGCTCGCCACCATCAAGGCAGCGCTTGCCGAGAAATACCCGGCTCACTTCATCACCAGCTCTGCCGACATGGGAAACCACACGGCGGGTGTCGTGGTCGCGGCCTCGCGCTTGGCCGATGATCGGGCGCAATGGTGGTTGCGCAATGGGTCGTTGCTGGCGGCGGATGCCGGCAACCTGCCGAACGCCTCGCCGAGCTAATGCCAGATCGCCCGGCGGTACGAAACGTACTGCCGGGCCTTCGGCCGTTGGGTTTGTCACAAACTGAGGCAAAACCCTCTTGTCAGGACTATGCACTTTGGTGTTCTCTATATGTCCCCGGCGGCGCTCATTGCCGTTGAAGCTGCGGCATCTGTGTTCCCAGCTTCGCTATGGCTCAACAATCCCGAGGCCCCGATGGGGCGGCAATCATACATTCTGTGCGTTGCTTCGCGTGGCCGCGACGGCCTCGCCATGCATTCGCGTGTCAAGACAAATCACGCAGTACACAGGCCTTCCACACCCTCTTTCTTTCAAGAAGGTTCAAGTGTTTGCGGTGGGATTCCATGGCGCGCCTAATGTTCGCGCGATGTTCCATTAAGGAACGGCCAGGACGGGGAGCCGATGCTTGCCGGCGACGCTCCCCGTCCCGTTCATCAAACCCAGCTATGGAGTGAGCATGACGGATAACCATATTGCCCCCTTGAGCCGTGAAGGCAACGCTCTTGTTGCGCCTTCTTGCACCGAACGGCCGGCGCAGGTTGCGGCCCCTGCCGGGGACGACGAAGTCATTCGCGGATCTGCAGCGATCGCCCACGCCTTCGGCTGGTCAAGGTCGACCCTGAACCGGATGAAGGCACGCCTTCCGCTTCGCAAAGGATGCACGGGCGGCAAGACCTCGCCGCTCGAAATCGACCGCAGGGACGTCGAGGCGTTCAAGCGGGCGCGAAGGGGTTGAGCCATGGCGCGACCCTCCGCCTTCCGCCAAGTTGATGTAACGCGCGCAGTGCGCGCGGCGCAGTCGTCAGGGCTTCAGGTCATGCGGATTGACGTGGCGCCGGATGGCAAGATCAGCGTCATCACCGACGCTGGTACGTCGGCCGCGCCGGCACCGTCCAGCCCCTTCGATGAATGGAAGTCCGGGCGAAATGCGCGTTGAACTGAAAGGTATCAACAAGAAGACCGTCAAGCTCGCGAGCGGGACGGTCGCCACTTATTATTACGCTTGGAAAGGGGGGCCGCGGCTCTCTGGCAAGCCTGGATCGCCGGAGTTTACGGCCAGCTATCTGGATGCAGTAAGCCGGAAAACTCGCGCCGCCGACAACTCGATCCTATGGCTGCTCGATCGCTATCAGCAAAGCTCCGACTTCATCGACAAGGCGAAGCGGACCCGCGCCGACTATCTGAAGCAGATTCACAAGATCGAGTCAGAATTTGGCGACTTTCCGCTGACGGCGCTTGCCGATCGGCGCACGCGCGGCGAGTTCCTGGCGTGGCGTGACCGGCTGGCCATCAAATCCCGACGTCAGGCGGATTATGCCTTTCAGGTGCTCGCGCTGGTCATGGCATGGGGCAAGGAGCGGGGGCACATAGCGGTCAACCCGTGCGAAAGGGGCGGACGGCTTTACCAGTCGAAGCGCGCCGATCAGGTGTGGTCGGATGCGGATGAGGCTGCTTTCCTCGCGGCCGCGCCGGGCCATCTACATCTGCCCTTGTTGCTGGCCCTCTGGACTGGCCAACGCCAGGGCGATCTGCTGCGGCTGCCATGGTCGGCCTACGATGGGGCGAGGATCCGTCTGAAGCAGGGAAAGACGGGCGTGCGAATCGTCATACCTGTCGGCGCGCCGTTGAAGGCGGCGCTTGATGCCACGCCCCGCCGATCTCCGCTGATTCTGACCAACATGGACGGTGTGCCCTGGACGTCGGACGGCTTTCGCTCGTCATGGCGCAAGGCCTGCATTAAGGCCGGCATCGTCGATCTGACATTCCATGATCTCCGAGGCACGGCTGTAACCCGCCTAGCGGTAGCTGGCGCCAGCGTACCGGAAATCGCGGCGATCACCGGGCACTCGCTGCGAGATGTCTCGGCGATTCTCGATTCTCACTACCTCAGCCGCGATCCAGCGCTCGGCGAGGCGGCGATCCGTAAGCTCGAAACGAGAACAAAAGCACCCGAATGAGTGCCCGAATGGGCGCTTTCATCTTGAACCCCGAGGGGGAAAGCGCAGCTAAATCAAGTGGCTGGGGGACCTGGATTCGAACCAGGACTAACGGAGTCAGAGTCCGCAGTTCTACCGTTAAACTATCCCCCACCGTGGCGCCGCGAGCGGCGCTTCCGGGGCCTTCCGCGGCGACACGAGGTGTCGGGGCGCGGGGGCAGCGGCAGTGGCGCGCTCTATAGACGCTCCTGCCGGCTCGGTCTACCCCCCTGCGTGCAGTTTCCACCATCCCCGCTCCGCCCTGCCGGAAAGCGGGCGCCACGGTTGGGCCGGCCACCTCGCCAAGCCGGAATGACCCGCGCCCGCCACGCGGCGCTGTCCCCCAATTTCCCCGCATGCAGCCCGGACGGGGGAGCGCCGATTCGGCGGCCAACCCGGCCGGCGGCGTCGACACCGCAAAAGCCGTCGCTCGCGATCGCTGCTCGCAACTGGCGGACGTGACATCATCGCCCATCTGGAGAGCCGGCATGGCGTGGCGCTCGACGGCGGACTCACCCGCGCGCAGCGCGACACGGTGCTTCTGGTCACGCGCCGGCTCGATGACGTCGATTGGGTCATGTCCTCTTCGCGCTGGAAGGACCCCGCTTTCCGGCCCGCCTTCCACGCGGCGGTGCGGCGCGAGCATCCCGAGCTGGCGGCCCCCCCTTCTGCAGCAGGCCCGCGACCACAACGCCCAGCGCTACCATTTTCAGGGATCAGCCGTTATGAGCCGCACGCCGCCTATGCGCGCGGGCTGGCCGATCTCGCCGTGCCGGCGCGGCAGTTCCCGGCTGAGGGCGATGCCTTCGGGCCGGCGCCGACCCGCGTCGATGCGGCGATCTTTGGTTTCATCGCCACTATTCTATTCTCCGACATCGAGACCCCGCTGCGCCGCTTCACGGGGGGGGCAGCCGAACCTCGTGCGGCACTGCCAGGCCATCCACGCCGCCACAGCCCCCTCCGCAGGGGCGGAATGA